CGGGAAAAGACCCGGTAATGCCTTCTAGGTTCACGCGAGGGGCAGAAACTACACGCGTAGCGTTAGTGTCACAGTAAATGCACTTCACACTACGAATATCATCGTCAACCAGTTTCTCAAACGTATGTCCATCTTCACATACAAATTCAAACATTCGTTTCATTCTTCTTCCTCCAACTGCTTAAAGACTTCCTCGCAGGAATGCTTACGGCGCAAGAGCAGATCAAGAATATCCAACTGGCCTTTCCGGAAATAAAGGTCTTGTGTGTCCGTTACCAGAGATAAGTCGTTGATGCTGTCTTTAATGCGCTGTAAATCCTCTATCAAGTCAGTCCACCCAGGTTGGATGAAGAGCGAAAACTGGTCTTCGTAATACTTTTGTAATTCAGGGTTCATGGATTGTTCCTTTCTGGAGTCCGTTTTACCCTCATATTATACCACAAAATTTGCATTTTGTAAAGTATTTTTACCTAAAAAAGAAGAAAAAAGTTCCAGTATTTGTCACCACAGGCGTCGGAGCAGCCTGGAAAAGCCATCCTAGCGAGCCATTATTGGTAGAATTAGCCCCCGCATACCAAGTATCGGTCAAATCGTATGCCCGAACCCCGGTAATTGTCAGATAATCTACATTTGGCTTTACCGCACTGGTCAGGATCAGCGTGCCCGGTGAAGATGCCGAAGTGCCTTGAACCGTCAGCAACCGTCCTGCTTCACCCGCGCCCGTCCATTGGCTGACCCGCTGAGTCGTGGTGCCAATGTTGATGTTGGCAGCACCCGTTCCTTTGTAGGTGTTGGTGATGTCTTTGAACGTGTTGTTGCCAGAGATGGTCAGTGCGCCCGCGCCGCCTTGATTTAAGGTAATGTTGGTATAAGCGACCCCACCACCGTTGAATGTCTTTGCAGATGCGCTTGTCAGGCTGATCGTGCCTGTGCCTGTGACAGTAAATGAATTGCCTGTTGCTCCCATTACAAAAGCACTAGATGCTGCACTTTGAGTGAGCGTGCCAGAGCCAACACTAAGTGTTTTTGACAATGCCCCGCTTATGCTAATTGGCCCACTGAACGTTGCGTTGTATCCGGCCATGTCAAAGGTTCCAGACCCCCAAGACAATGCTGTCCCAGTAGCAGAATTTGTAAAAGCATCTGCAAGTGTTAGCGTTCCTCCGGGGCTAGACAACGAAAATGGCTGCGTAAACGTCCTACCCGCACTCGTGATCGTCTGACTGCCGCGACCTGCAAAGGTCATCGTGCCCGTGCCCGTCAGCGTTGTGCCAGTGCCGTTGATCCAGTTGCCGTAGATCGACGGTGTATTCGAACTCGTCGCCAACGTCATCGTGTTGGCTGTACGCGCCGACATATCAATCGTGCCGATGTTCCAGTTGAAATCAATTGTCGTTGTCGCTCCCGATGCAGGGCTTGCAGACCCAAACACTGCCGTGTCTTGCGCCAGTGGGAAGTTGTTGGCTGCGGGAGTGCCGCCCAAACTCGTAGCCCATGCGGTAGCCGCCCAGTTCTGATTACCCGCAAGGTTCCAGTAAACCGTTTTAGCAGCAGGGAACGTAATCCCACTATTGCCCTTGCAGTCACCCAACCGAGTACCCGACGCCGGAGCCGCTGCGCCTGCGATGGTGATGTCGCGGAAGTCAATGTCGGTCAGTGCGGCAATGGCCGCGCAGGTCAGTGTGCGGGTGGTGCCAATCGTGTCAGAGCGCACGAACCTTCTAATTGTGGCGTTTGAAGAAGCCGAGAATGTCAGCGTGCCGTTGATAGTTTGGTTTGCTCCAAACACCACTCCGCCCACTTCTACAGAAGCAGGCGCGGCAATGGTCAAATCGTTAAATACATTATTTCCATTGATTGTTAGTGGGCCACTTTGAACGGTATTACTCCGTGTGTAATTGTAAAAAGTAACTCCACTGCCGCCGTTAATACTGACAGCGTTAGCAGTGGCAATAATTGTTGATGTTCCGGCATTAAAAGTTAGGTTCGTGCTTGTAGTGAAAGTAACGTTCGTTGTCACTGTCACCGTACTGCTACCAAGATCAATCGTTCTAGAGTTTGAATTGTTAGAAGTCAACGATCCGGCTGTAAGGTTGTAAGTGCTCAACAACAAATTTCCAGTGGTTACTGTAATGGCTGAGGTTCCGTTATTTAATGCACTCCCAAGCGTCCACTCGCAACCAACACCATCGACAAGAAGTTCGCCGGCTAATGTCACTCCATTTGTTGTAAATGTCCTGCCAGTTGATGACCCAGAAAGTACAATTGCTCCTGTGTAAGTGCGAGTCAATCCAGTAGCAGGAAAAGTTACATTGCCGTGCACTCCCGCAATTAATTCCGACCCGGCCAACGTCAGGTTTCCCGTCAAAGGGCCGGCGATGGTCAGTGATTTTGTTCTGATGCCGCCCGTGACAGCGTTTACCGTGGCTGTGTAAGCTGTAGCGTTTGATGCGCTGTCAAACACCACATCATCATGGCTTCGTGGCACAGAAGCCCCAGAGCTGCCACCTGAAGATGTAGACCACCGAGCCGTGTCAGACCAGTTTCCTGTGCCGCCCACCCAGTAACGTGTGCTGTCCGCAGGTTTAGCTGTGCGGTATACGGGCGCTCCTGCTGTTCCTGTACTGTTGACTCCGGCGTAGAACTCACCACGAGAACCTGAACTAAAACCAATTGAACCCATGGCTAGATAATCAATGCCAGAAGTGCAAGCACCAACAATCGAATGGCCTGTCCCCGTCCCTGTCAACGTCACCACATTACCCGCTGTTCCTGTAACTGTCCAAGCGCCAAAAAATTGTTGCGTTGCGCCAAGATCAATGGTGTGGGCTACAGTCTTGGTGGAGGCGAGTTCGGTGAAGCGGTTGTTACCAGTGATGGTTGTGGTTGAAGTTCCGGTCGTGCCGCCAATGGTCAGCTTGTTGTATGACCTACTGTTGCCTGTGAATGTTCTTGCCGACGTTGATGTATCACTCAGAACAATGTTTGCAGTGCCTTTAAAAAACGCGCCTACATCGTTTGTAGCCATCCAAACTGAACCAGTACCAGAAAGAGTCCAGGTTCCAGAACCCATTTTTAGGGTTGTGTTTGTTGGAGTTGTGACGTTAAACAGCCCCGTCGTCACGTTGTAAGTCACCGCATCAAACGTGCCGCTAGTAAGGGTCAGCGTTCTTGTAGAACCAAGTGTTAGCGCATCGGCGAGTTGAACTGTGCCGGAAAAAGCGTCTATAAGAACAGGAGTATTAAATGTCACTCCGTTGCTTGTAATTGTCAGCGTACTACGGCTTGAAAAGAATTGTCCTTGTGCGTTATTTGCGTGTGTTACACCAGTTCCAAATTTCCAATCTCCGTGGTAATAGGTGGATGTTGATCCGTTCCATGTCATCGCAGTAGTGCGTCCTGACATATCAACACTGCCAATGTTCCAAGCGGCATTAACTGTAATCTGAGTAATTGCCCCGGCATTGTCAAATACTGCCGTGTCTTGAGCCAAGGGAAAGTTGTTGATGTCGGGCGTTCCGCCGGATGACGGTGCCCATCCTGTTGCGCTCCAGTTCTGATTGCCCGCGAGGTTCCAGTAGACCGTCTTGGCAGCAGGGAAAGTGATGCCCGTGTTCCCGCCGCAGTCTCCTGCACGGGTAGGCGATGATCCGGCAGCAGCCCCGGCAATCGTGATGTCGCGGAAGTCACAGTCGGTTGCGCTAAGACTGTTTACGGTAAGGGTGCGGGTGGTGCCGAGGGTGTTGGAGCGAACGAAGATTCGACGAACTGCTGTTGCTCCGGCGACTGTAAGGGTGCCAGTAACAGTTTGATTTGCCGATAATGCTAGTTGCATCAAACCCGCCGCTGCGGGAGCAGTAACCGTCAAATTGTTAAACGAATTTACTCCAGATATTGTATGCGATACGGACGAAGAGCCTGTAAAAGATAAATTGTAAAAAGTAACTCCTAAACCCCCATCTAACGCCGGGGCTGAAATATTTGAACTATTTATCTGAGATGTTCCTGCGTTAAATGTTAAGTTGGTTGAAGTGGTAAAACTTATAAAACCAGCGCCACTTAATGTCACCGTACTTGACCCAAGATTGATCGTTCTGACGTTGCTGTTGCTAGACGATAATCCATTTGCGGTAACGTTGAAGTTCTTGGTATCAAACGTGCCGTTGGTGACAGTAAGGTTGTTAGGGCCAAGGTTCAGCGCATCAGCAAGTTGAACTGTGCCGCCGTAGGAGTCAACGGTGATCGTAATAGCAGAAAAAGTTTTACCTGCACTGGTAATGGTCTGTGTGTTTCGCCCAGAAAAAGTTAAAGTAGTTGCAATTGCAATTTGCGTAACTCCAGAACCAAACTTCCAATCACCGTAAAGCGTGAAGTCATTGACAAAAATTGTCATGGCACTTGTGCGACCAGACATATCCACCGTCCCCGTGTAGGGGATAGCGGCGTTCATAGTGATCGTGCCGGTCACCGAGCCTGCATTGGTGAACGTGGCCGTATCCTGAGCAAGCGGGAAGTTGTCGGTGGAGGGCGTTCCCGTCGAGGTTGTAGCCCACCCGTTAGCAGACCAGTTCTGTGCCCCCGCGAGGTTCCAATACACCGTCTTGGGCGTGGATGCTGTGATGCCGCGAATACCGCGCAAGTCTCCAACCCGAGTGCCCGAGATGGGCGCAGCAGTGCCGATGACGTAGATGTCGCGGAAGTCTGCGTCGGTCAGACTTGGGGCGCTGTTGATCGTGAGGGTTTGGGCGATGCCGTAGGTGACGCCACGGAACCACACCCGCCGGTTGCCTGCTGTGCCGGTGGTGGACAGCGTGCCGTTGATGGTTTGACGGGAATCAAAAGTAAATTGAGTTACACCGGCAGAGGCCGGAGCAGTAACTGTAATGTTGTTAAACGTGTTAATGCCTTGTATCTGATGCGTGTTTGTTCCGGTATTTGTAAATTGAATATTATAAAAAGTTACGCCCGTGCTAGATGTTCCGCTACCACCAAAAATAACGTTTGCCCCGCTTGCAGTAATGGTAGAAGTTCCGGCATTGAATGTTAGATTTGTGGTTGTTGAAAAATTAACAACCGTGCCAGTTGCACTCAACGTCACCGTAGACGATCCAAGATTGATCGTGCGGGTGTTGGAGTTGCTAGAATTTATTTGTGTAGCAGTGACGTTGAAGTTGTTGGTGGTGAAGGTTCCGTTTGTGATTGTGATTGTTCCAGAAGAAACAAACGCATCACCAAGAGTGGTGGTAATACCTGAACCGCTAATTGCTACTGGCCCAATTGTTTTCCCGGCGGTCGTGAGCGTACCCGTCGCATTAAATGTTATTGTCCCGCTATAAGTAACCGTCATCCCCGCCACAAGCGTGACGCTGCCGGATACGGTGATGGCCGCGCTACCGGCAAGAGTCCCTGTGAACCCGGTGCAGTTTATGGACTTCGCACCTGTATTCCCGGTAGAGATGGTGCAAGTGCCAGTGGACAGGTTTGTGAAGAACACATCATCAGCACTGGTGGGAACAGACGCACCTCCGGTTCCCCCGGATGTGGTGGCCCACTTAGTCCCTGCGGTGCCGTCCCAGTTCGCAGTTCCACCAACCCAGTAACGATCTGCCATATCTTACTCCTGAGAGTTGTTTTCTTCAGCAGGCGGAGCAGTCACCACTGCAATCCAGTTATCCCTACGCTGTTCTTTCATTGCCTGAATTTCATCTTCTGTGAATGTATGGTCATCCGGCAAATGCAAAGCATCAGCAAACTTACCGTGAGCAGTTTCAAACTCAAAGTCAATCTTAATCATTGTTTAAGCCTCTAAAGAAAGCGCGACAACATCCCAGCGATCATCAAATGCGTTGTAAATCGCACCCACATACAGTGTTTTACTTGCTGTCGTTGTTGTCGGCAGTGTAACACCTACGGCCCTAAAAGACTTAGAAGTTCCGGTAGTCCACGTTAAAGTACGAGGAGTACCGTTATCCTTGAACCTAAACGTAATTCTCTGCCCGTCAGTGGGCGTACCAGCATCAGCGTTTAGTGTTAAGTTTCCAGCCTGAGCCGTTGCTGCGTATGAGTCAAAGTCATTGCTATTCCATGCCAAAGGGCTAGAAATACTAGACGTAGAACTTACACGATCAGTGATACGTTTGTTAGTTAATGTTTGTGTATCAGTTGTTCCTACAACAGTTCCCGTAGGAGCCGTCTTGCCTGCCCAGGTTGTCAGGTTTACAGAATATGCCTGAACACTGACACCGATAGCAGCACTGGTTAGGTATCCTGCTGAAGCATGGTTGCCCCAACTGTATGCCGTATCCCAGTTGGTTTGTTTGGAGGTTGTAGGAAGTGAATACCCAGTAGAAAACGAAAGAGTTAAGGTTCCGCTGGAAGTAACAGGACTGTTGGTAACATCAAAGCCCGTCGGAGCAGCTAAGCCTACAGAAGTAACGGTTCCTGCGCCAGCCACATCAGCAGCCCAGTAAACATTACTTCCGTCAGTCTTAAGAACCTTGCCAGTGTTTCCTGTCTGGTCTGGTAACAGTTCATTGATGGTGGCTGCACCTTGCTTGAAGGTAGCAACCACAGCATCCTTGGCTTCCTGGCTCAAGAAACCAGCATTGATCTCTCGTCCATCGCTAAGGACAATAACCAGCGAGTTGTCGAAGTCGATGTAAGCGTTCTGTACGCCGATACCGTCTAAGCCATCTTTACCGTCTGCACCGTCCTTGCCATCACGACCGTCTTTGCCATTGTAGCCATTGACACCCTCTTTACCGTCCCTGCCAGGAAAACCTTGAGGGCCAACATCTCCTTTGTCGCCCTTATCTCCTTTGTCGCCCTTCTCGCCTTGGTCACCCTTGGGTAAAAGCAGAACTTTTTTAACTTCTTCACGAAGTCTCTTAAATTCTTTGGCAAGAACAAGTAAATTAGTATCAGCCATTTGCTGTATCCTTCATCAAATCTTGGAAAGTACTATCTTCAGCTTGTTTTGCCTTCATCTGAGCCATCGCAATACGCTCGTTGCTGTCAATGTCCTTCTCTTTCAGAGAAATTTCAGCAAGTTTGATGCGACGCTCAAAGTCTTTACTTTCGTTATCTTCGTTAAGGTTGTTCGTTAACGCAGAAATGACCTTAGCACGAGCAATCTCAGGTGCAACTTGAGCCTCAACCAGCGCCTTCTGTGCTTCAGCGGATTCACGCTGTGCCTTGGCCTGCAATTCAGCAACCTGAGCCTGCAACATAGCCATTTGAGCCTGTTGCTGAGCCATAGCAGCCTGCTGAGCCTCGGGATTGGGCTGACTCATCTGCGCAAGAGCCTGCAGAATGTCACCACGGTTGCTCAGACTGCTGTTCTGGACAATACCCTGCAGCAACAGAGGCAACACAGGCGTATCTGGGCCTAAAGTCTGCAGCAGAGCAATCATTTGCTGTTGTTCAAACTCACGAGCAAGGATACCAAGCGATGCAGTCGGCACAAACGTCATATCCACCGTCGGATAACGGTCAGGATCGAACTGCATATACCGGAAAACAGCCTTGTTGATGAACGGAATCATGAAATCTTCTTGGAAGTTCGTCAGCGTACGCTTGTACTTCTTGATGATTCCAGCCATCGCCATGCTCATGCCACCTGCACCGGCATCGCGGGGCACATTAGACGGCATTCCTGCGCTGTCAACCGTGCCAGTAGCCTGCAGAAGCATTCGCTCGAAGTTCTGAGCCGAAGTCATGGCATTGCCATCGGTCTGACCGAACTTGAACGGGAATAAAATCTCACCAGGATTGCCGTTGGTCAGGATAGCCTTACCCGGCTTAACCTCAAACTTAGCTCCTCGCGGCAGACGGGTAGCGTCCATAGCGATCATAGGAGCCGTTGTAAGGGCCAAGGAGTCCATGTGAGCACGCAACTGACCATCGATGGCCTTTTGCATGTTATAAGCCTTCTCAACCGTCCCACGGCCCCAGAAACGACCAGGAACCGTGTCATCCTGATAGGCTACAACAGGACGATCCTTCATCATGTAAGGATTTTCCTCTGCTTTGAGCAGCAAATTGTCGTTGGCAATCACGACAATGGCTTCAACTAAGTTGGCATACTTGTCACCAACTGAGTTCTCAGGGAAAATCTCTTCAAATTCTTCGTCTTCGTTCTCAGACAGGTACTCCCTGGGAACCAAACCGTAGTAGGTGACCAGCTTTACCTTGTCGTCTTGGAACTGCTTGGGGTCTTGGGTAGGCTCAAGTTCTTGATCCTGGTACTCGGTGGTGATGTCCACCTTCTTGTAGATACCTTTTTCGATACCTTCGACGATCTTGTGGACAGAGACATACTTCTCGATGGCCACACCAAGCGCATCTTCGATGTTTTCAGCGTTCGGGTCGATCAGGAAGTTCTTGGGATTGACCGGCTTGAGCTTGATCGCTACACGCTCTTGCTCCTGAACACCGATAGCAGCCGCATCCGTGACACCGGGAATGGCCTGAGTCGCAGGGATGTACTCCATCTCGGACTTGACCACGATCTCACCAATGCCGGTGCCGTAGATTTCTGCCATCAGTTCGATATGATCGACAGACTTCTTGATCTTGTCCTTCTTGAAGTCCTCAATCAACTGCTTACGCAGGGCTTCAATGTCCAGAGGAGAGCCGTCAACATCACGAACATCGTCTTCGATGTCAAAGAAGTCACCGTTACCGAAGATTGCTTCAACAATCTCAGCGTGACGAGTCTCTACCGCTTGTTGGGTGGCAGGACTGATGATGCGAGAGCGTTCCGAATCACGAGTGCGATCATTTGAATCCCACTGCCCACGAAAGATACGCTCATACTCAAGCCAAGAATCTAGGTAGTTGGCATCACGATGGTCACGCCACCGCATGATATGGTCAGTAATCCAAGCCGTGAGTTCTTTTTCGTTCTCTGTTGGCTCTTCAAACTCTTCGTTATGCTTTTCGTATTCCATCACCACTTTTCCTTATTCGCCCAGAACGCAGCAGACATCTTGCCTTTGGCAATGTTAGCGGCATGGCGGGCCTTAAAAGCCTCGTTACGCTTGGAACCCTCAGGAGAACCAGTAACTCCCTGTTGCCCAAAACGAATTGTTTTAACCTTGTCTCCTTCCTTGGCCACAACAACATGGCTCTTAGTAGGATGGTCGGGAGTACGCTTAGGCTTGTTGTAGCCACTAACGCCTGCGCGGGTAAGTCGGGAGTCTTTGGTAGCCATTACTTAGCCTTAGCTAAACACTTTCCAGCTTTCTTGCACTTAGCCGGAGTAGGACAACCAGGACAGGGCTTAAACTCTTTCATGGGGATCATTTTCTTAGTAGCCATTTTTCTTACCTTTCTTAGCGGTCTTGGCCGCATCCTTGAAGTCTTTAGCCGAAGGAGCACCCTTGGCTCCAACCTTTCGCATCTTCTCGCCGCTACCGGCTTCAATGCGCTTTCGCTTTGCGTTGATGTTTGCGTACAGTCCAGGTTTCATTAGTACCCCGCTATTTTGTCAAGGATAATGTATTCGTCTTCTTCGTAATCCTGTTGATAGGATACGACAGCTAATTGGTCAATGTAAGACAAAGCATCCACCAGATCGTCGTGTACGCCGTTGGTGGGGAACATCATCAACTGATCCTTCAGTTCGTCCCAATCTTCGTCTTCATTAAAAGTGACACGAC